AATTACCAAAGAAATCATCAAAGATATGTCTGTGAAAAGTAGTAAAAACAAGACTTCCGCTGATAGTCCTTCCACCACGAGTAATGCTCCTCGGATAAACAGAACCTAAAGTTCTAACAGGAAACTTTTCCCTATGGACAGAGACAGATATTGTCTGAACTTCAGCAAGAGTTTTAGTTCTTACTTCGGTTCTACCATTATCATTCTCTTCATCAATAATTTGTCTTTCTTCATTAAGAGCTTGTAACTGATTCTGAAGGTCTAAATAAGATTCTCCGCTTCTTATATGAATCTGACTTCTAATATTATCTAATCTAGAACGAGCAGTATTGGCAGATGCTTGATTTTCTTCAGTAGGATCAATCGCATAAGCTTGAACTGCATCATCTACTGCCTCTTGAGCCAAGCGATACTGTTGTCTAATTCCACTAAGATGTTCACTTGTTTGATTCCAAGTTCCAGAACTTCCTCCGCCACGAAGGGCAGATCTAAGATCTTCCTCTTCCTGTCGAATTTCCTCCAACCGATCAGCGTTCTGAGTAGCCATATCTTCGGCAGAGAGATTTCTTTCCGGAAGATGGACAACTAACTTAATATCACAACCAGAGTAAGGATAAATGCCATAGAGTTCAGAACCTATAATAGGATTAGACTCAGCAGTAAAGATTGCTGGAGCTTCTGTAAGACCCTCTCTTCGAGAGAGAGGGAGAGAATCTGCTTGAGGATTTTGATCTACAGAAGAATATCTTTCGGAATTATATTCTCGATCATCAGTCACAAAATCATATTAAGTTAGTTGGGAAGGAGAGTCAAGAACTAGATATAGGGGAAAGTGCTGATGCACGACAGAGCCGAGATCGCTCGCCAGCGAAGCTGCTTCGTGGCACCGACCCGGCCTCAGTGCTCACAGAGGGTGAGCGCCGGCGGCCTAGGCCCGAGCACATCCACACCACTTGCTGGGCGTGACAGACCTCCTCCGGGCCGCCCTGACGGCTGCAAGCACTTAGGATGGTCCTCTAATTATCTGCCATACGGGACGTGCGTCAGCGCTGTATAAGGGAAAGATTTCTTAACTATAGAGAATAGAAGCATTGGGATTAGTAACTTTAGTCCACCAAGAAACCTTACGGCAAAGATAGGTATATTGTTTCTCAATAACAAGGTCATCAATGGAAACACCAAAACCCTCATTGAGAATTTCTACTCCAAAGATAGCCATCTTAGCAGAGTCGCCATACTCATTATTGGCAGCAAGAGTAATATCAAAGGGAAGAATCTGATCTGCCAAAGAAGGAGCTAGAAGAATCTGGTCACTAATAATAGAGGTAAGATCCGACTCTTGCTGTTGAAGACTTGGCGACGGTCCAGCTCCAGCACCAATGGGAGTTGAAGCAGTGACTCCCGAACTAGATCGCAGAGACCATTCCAGCGAGGAAGAAGCTGGAGGAGCTTCAGAACGAACTTCATCAATATCTCCCTGGAAATAAGTTTTTCCAAAGGCATTAAGGACTGGATCTCTATCAAAGTTGATAAAGATTAGAGAGCCAGCATAACCACGTTTTCCTCGAGAGAAAGAACGAGGATCTGCCGATCCCATTGTATAGATACCAGCCTTCTCTCGGGTAACTTGAAGACTTATGGCTTGTAGTTCACCAATAACTTTATTGGCAAAAACAGCCTTAATATCAACCCCAGAGAAAGAGTCATAGCTTCTTGTGTATTCAGACAATTCAGCCATTGTATTTTATTCCTTAAGTGGGCCTCAGGTTAATGAAGGTAGTAATTCTTCTTAACTCAAAAGCAGGAACCAACAAAAGTTCAAGTCTCGCTTCTCCCACGGTTGCTTGTCGAGGAGTTTGAGTAAGGAATGCTTCCTTCCTTTTAATATAGCCCGCTACTAAAAGTTTATCAAGCGCAGAATCAATAGCGTTCTGACAAGCCTGTTTTCTTCCATCATTAAAAGACTTTCCGAGGAAAGGATTTGCGGCAGTTCGAACAACTTTCATACATCGTTTAACAATTCGCATTGTAGTCAAACGACGATAATCAGAGGTTGGCATTGCCGAAGAGGGAGAATCAGAGATGGTCATTCCTCGCGGCTTCTCAAAGAAGAAGACATACCCTAATCCCGCAAGGGTATCCACTTGATCCACTTCAAGATTGAAAACCTTATGGACAGAGTTAATTATCTGATTTGTAGGAGCTTGTTGCTCATCCAAAGACGCAACAAAACCCATATAGAGAGGAGCGAGGGTAGTTACATAACCTCTACCAGTAGGCTCAGCAGGATTATAGAGTTGACCAAAGGCAGCAATAGTTGAAAGATATCGACCAAGATCTATTGGATACCCATTATCATCTTCAACTTCAATCCCATCAGGAAACTCACTGTCAGTAAGAGGCATTCCGCCATAGGCAAGACCTCCTCGCCAAGAATAATTCCCACCATGAAACTTATTGCCAAGAAGACCATTGCCATTATCAGCAATAGAATTAATCTTCCGAGTTCCATCATCTTGAGTAGTAAAGGTTGGAGCATCTCCTAGCCAAACTGCAATATCTTCGGGAAGATAGGATTCTGGAGGTCGCACACCAATAGAACCAAGGGCGATATTATTATTAACACTCACCCTATGGCTAAACCAGGCTAACTGATAGGCAAAGTTAACTTCATGAAAATCAGCAATATCTAGAGACTCTCCTGAAATTTTCAGGGTTGAACTAGCGTGACCAATCCCAGCAGGATAAAGTTCTGCATGACCATCACCATTTAGATCCCAGAAATAATATCGCTTACCATGATAAGTTTCGATATAGAGTTTTCCAAGAATATCATCAGAACTTCCAGCAGTAGGATAATCGTCTCCACCAGTAATAGAGGTGATGTAGGTAGAACTAAATGAGTCTCCATCTACAATATTTTTATCGTCCAGATAGATATCCATTGGAACAATATAGTCAAATCTCTCAACAACAAGAGCCCTATAGGCAATGTCAAGAAATTCATAGAGCTTCATTCTACTTGGATTAGTTCCATCAGTACCAGGAGTGTAGATAGTTCCAGCAGCTACAACTTCAGCCATTGGAGTTCCAGAGGATAGCAGACCAATATCTGGTCCACCAGCAATAGCTCTTGAACCGGCAACAATAACTTCTCCTCGGTCTAAGACTGGCGAAGGTTCATTATCGTAGACAACGAGACCAGTTAAAGCATTAAAAACAACAAGACGATCAGCGGTATCAGCATAATAGACCGTATAGACAGTTCCTGCATCATCATCCAAACGATAAGTTTGGATAGTATAACCTTCAACTCCGAGAGAGTCACCAATATGCTGCAATTTTGCAGCAGTTGCTCCCAATCTATAGAGGATAATTAGAGGAGCTCCACCCTGAGCAGTCTCATACATTCCTCTAACTAGAGTTGAGGTTCCAAACTCAGAAGCTGTAGTTGTTGAGTTTGAAGCAACATAGAGGCCACTCCTTCCTTTTGAAGAAGTACCAAGAACTAGAGTTCGTTCGCCAAGAAGAGGAAGAGGAGATGCAAGACCATTCTCTTCCATTCTTGCAAAGACTCCAGGAAGATTAACAAATTGTATGGTATCAGTAGCCATAAGTATGCTCCTAGATTACGTTACCAATTCTAACTTAGGAAAGGAGTAAAGGTCAAGAACTACCTGATGTTTTAGGAGAGACCAGGGATAACTATTCCAATATTAGTAGAAATTCTTCTAAGAGAAGTTTCTCTTCTCTGAGTTATTTTTGAGGTTGTTATAGAAAAGATTAAAGGAGCTGCATGAATCCTCTGATTCTGTATGGTAGCAGTATAATCTTCTCCTCTTCCCTCAAATAGACAAGGGTGTCCAACTCCTCCCCATTGAATTCCCCAAAGATATTCAAAAAACTTATCCTCTAACCATTCAGCAAAACGATTCTTTTCCTTCCCTTGTTTAGCCCAAACTGTCATTCTGACAAGATTTGTTTGACGTCTTAAATAATTCTGAACTAAACCACCAGGACTTTCAGGATCTGACCATTCATCCATAAAACGAGGACTATATTCAATCCTACCATTTGCACTATAGGGAGATCTTTTAACAATTTCTACTGTTATACAAGGAAGTTTAGAATCAATTCCGGGATGTTCACTAGTGAAGACTATATCATATTCCAAACCATCAATAGTCTTCGCCTCATTCAGAATCTTCTCAAAGAGTTCAAGAAACCCATTGAGAGTTCTTGCTTCTGTTGCTCTTAGTCTTTCCCCATCTGGTTTTAAAGAAGAGAGAGGAATAACTTCCATTCTTTCTACAAAAGAAACAGGATGAGTATCATTTATTCCCTCTCTAACACTTCTGCGAAGATCTTCTCTTATTATGCTATCAGTCATTTAAATACTTCTTCCTTGAGTTGGAGGAGCTATCCGTCTAGTATTACAAGACCAGTAAATTCTTCTTCCATATTCTCCTCGAAGATCTCGAACAAGATAAGTCTCATAAAAGCCAATCCTCTTATAGGGAGTAATGGGACTTCCATCATCCTTTAGATTAATTTCAACTATAATATCATTTCTTTCAGGATTAAGATCATATGGAAAGAAGAAAACAATTGCAGGAAGATAAATATCTCCAATAGGCTTCTTTTGTAGATTGCTATCAGCTCCACCAGCATTAGTTGCTACTGCAACGGTTTTATATCCAGTAACTAATTCTTCGTTCCAAAGATACCCAACTCCCTGACAAAAATTACATGGGTAATCTTGAACTGCTTCACTAGCAAAACTACCTATTCTACAAGGACACTTTTCTAACTCTCCATTAACCCTTCTCATCCTTCTAAGAATAAGAGATTGGCCTATAGGTTCTTCATTTCCTCCACCAAAAAGGAGAGTATTAAATTCTTCTCTAAGATCTAAATCTAACGAAGAACGAGAAAAATTAGAAGTTCCTGTTTTAGAAGACCAACGAGATGGAAATAAATCACTTGTGGTCATTATCTATTCCTTGGACTATAGGAGGTATACCATCTTCGAGACGGGTAAGAATTAATTTTAGCGTTATTTATGGGAATAGTTCGATCTCCCCTCAACCATAATCTTCCTCTTATTGGTTCATCAATAGCTGTATCTCCCTTCACAACAATAAGTGGTTCAGCAGACCGAGCTCCTCCAAATTCTAGTACAACCTGCCATTTAGAAATACAATCTTCTAGATCCTTTGGGGAGATTCCTCCGGGTCCATGACTTTTCGAAACATCAAAATCACTCAATCTTTTTCGAGAAGAGGTTCCACTTGATACTCCGGAAATCAAAATCCAAGTTGCCATGCAGGTAGTAAACTCTCTTCTAGCTCTAGCAAAACTATCAGCATCTCTTATAATAAAAGGAGATAAAGATATAGCTTCCGTTGAAGCATCCCAAATAGCAAGAGCTATGGTTTCATCAGGAATAGATCTTCCTAGTCTTCCTAATCTTAGTCGAACCATTCTAATTGTAGAGAAATAAGGAGTATAAATAGTTCCGAAGAAGAACTCATAATCAGCTCCAAGAGTATTACTATCTTTATCAGAAATACTAGAGTTCAGAACAACCGAAACAATATTGTTATACAATAGTTGTTCGGCATCTAAAGTAATCGTAAGAGTAGAACCAGAAATTGATAAAGTTTTTATCAATATTCCACGATAAGGAATCGAACCATCTTCGCTTCCGTCAACAGAAGAAGTTGTAATCACTACTCTAGAATCAGTAATAGAAGTCGAGTCAAGATCTGCCGAAAAGATAACGGTAATAGCAACTGTTGAAAGTGAGATTAAGGCAGATCTATTTGCTGGATGAGTAGAGAGAACAGAAAATCCAGTAAGGGAAGAGGAGGTGAAAGAAGATCCTCCAAGCATAGTTGAAGGAGAGGGGAAAGTTTCTGCCTCATAAGAAGATGTAGTAAAGGATGATCTATAAGATCCATCCATAAATTCAGGAACATCACACCAAACAGAAAAAACATCTCCATCAACATAAGATTTTCCTGTATAGAAACGAGCTCTAACTCCATCTTCTAAAAGAATATAGTTTGACGAAGAGATAGCAGAGCGATGAGTTGGATCTTGAGAGGTCCACCACTCAAAGGTAGAGACTCCCACTCCTCCAGAAGTTATAATCTCAACAAAGAATCTCTTTCTACTAGTTCCAGTAAATCCTCCAAAGAAATCTATATCTCCATCTCCAAGATTCGGTCCTTTAATTGGATCGAAGACAGTTCTTGTAGAAAGTCCAAATTCATAAGAATCGGTAAGATTTTCATCTCCGATAATATAAATTGTGTATTGAGTCAAAGCAGCAAGAGGAATTTTTGGTGTAATAACTACTTGAGTTCTATATCTAGTTCCAGTTCCACTTGTATCACCATAATCATAATAGGATACGGGATTTCCAGAACTATCGACTCTTCTTAACTCAAGTCGAATTGGAACTAATCCATCAAATCCAGGAGAGGAGAGAAAATCATTCTCATCCGTCTGGGGAGGACTAAGAGAAAGAAGTCCGGCACCAATAGCCTTAGAAGACTCCGGTCCCTCTAAGAGAATCCCACCATTAAGAAGTCTCTGAGAGTCGATCTCTTGATCAAAAGTTACTGTAATCTTTGTATTTGTCGGAATTCCAACAGAGTTAGAGAAGGGAGATATAGAGACTATAGTAGGATTAGCCATAAAGCTATTCTATAAGAAGAAGGAAGAAAAATCTACAGGAACTAATTAACAGTAAGAAGTCTTGAATATATCTTAGAAAGTTCCTCTTTATTAGAAACGTTTGCTATGTGAACTCCTCCAGCAATAGTTTTAAGAGCTTCTGTTAGAATCTTCAGAACACTCTTCCTCTGTTTCTTTTCTCTCTCAAGAATAATACAATCTTCAATAAACTGAGAAAGTTCAAATCCAATATCTTTAACTAATTTATCAAGTTGTTCTTTAATATTCCTAACAGATTGATTTAAGAAAAGAATTGGATCAAGGCCAGCAGTAATAGGAGCCGCTGGATTCTTTTCTCTCTTCCAATCCTGATCACTCATTTCTTTTCTAGCATAAGCAATAGCTTGCTGTTTAAATAGTTCTTTCTGGCGAGTAATCTCTTCTTTCATTCCGTTAAGAATAGGAATTCCCTCAACCTCTAAAATCCCAGATTTACAAGAGTCAATAATCTTAGATAAATATTCCTCCGAGAGATCCTTAGAAGAAAGAGTAATCTCAGGATCCTGTACCGTAAGCCAAATAAAAGCAATTGGTCTTTCTCCAAAAAGAGATTCTCGAAAGAGACCCCAAGGTTCAAATTTTAGAGAAGATAATCTTATAGTAATTTGATCTTCAGTTTCAATCATAGAATGTAATAACTCCTTAGAGAAAAGGATAACATAAAGAGACAAAAGATAATTAAAAGAAAGAAGGGTTTAGACAGCTACGGAAGGATCGATATCGGCAATACTACCACTGATAGAATGAGAAGCAATACCAGGAAGATTAACCAGGTTAGGAATAACCTTTACATTTCGAAGCCGAGCGATACCACGACCTTCATTTCGAATATAGAAATGATAGGCTTCACGAAGCTTGTAGAAGTTAACATCTCGTTCAAGATCTGCCCACTCCTGAGTTCGAACTCCATATTCCTCAACATAGACACCAATATCAGCCAGGGAACAAAGAATTAACTCAGCTCTTTTAGTTCTAGCATCGAAGTTGAGGAATGGTGAAACAACAATTCGTAGAGGGAAGGGCCATCTTGCCGGAAGATTGGGAGCCGAAGTAGTAATCTGACTATACTCACTAGTTTTAGAAGCCGCTCCACCATTGGTAGACCCTGAGGGAGTAATCGACTGAGCACCAGAAACATGAAGGGGACTGCCTGGACCCTGAGCCGCAGGATTACCAGACCAAGACCCGAAGAAAACCTGATTTCCACCAGCCAGAAGAACAGCTCGAAGAACTGGATCCTTCATGAACATGATGTAACAAAGGGGGTGCATTAGAAGAGTATCAGGAACAAACCCATTATCCAATAATAGAGCATAGGTATCAAAAAGATCGTCAAGTGTCAAAGAACCATTAGCTGTTCCAGAAAGTCCTCGACCAGTAGTTACACCAAAAGCTGAAGTTGAAGGATCAATATTATCAAAGGCAATTAGGCCCTGACTTTGAAGAACATCGGCAGCACACTGTTCTTTATGTCGAGCAAGAGCCATTCCGCAAGCATCAAGATGAAGCTGAACAAGATCAAAGCTAGAACGATTCCTTGCCTCTTCGGAGATTTTGAAAGCGACACCATGCTTTGCAACTCCAGTGATAATTGAACCACCGCCTTGAGTTAACTGAACAGTTGGATAGGAGTCTCCTTCTGCAATTACAGCAGCTCCAACAGCTCCCATTGCGGGAAATTCAATATGAGCTCCTGCCTCATAGTTCATTCGCTGGAAAAGCTTCGAAAGAACTAGGAGAGGTTCTTGAGCAAGAATTGCTCGCTCGGTCATAGTTCGAGGAAGCCAAGGCTGGATATCAGGAGTAGCCAAAGAGTCATTAAACTCAATGCCATTCTTTACCTCTTCCCGAAGCTGAGCCTGACCAGCTTGAAGCCACTCGTTGAGAAGAATTCGATTCGGACGACCGTGACTATCTCTATCAGAGAAGTTATAGCCATGGTTATCAAGGATACTATAGAACTGATTATATGATTTAAAAGTCGTCATCGTTTTCCTCTTTATCGATTACAGAAGTTAATTATGACCTCAAGATTTGAGGCACCAGCTAGAGGAAGAGCCTGAGGACGACCCTCTGTAGCACTTCCAGAATTTCGCTCTGCGTTACTAAAGACGGTAAACTGAGTTTTAACCTTATCCAGAGCATCCCGAGGATGTACCCAATAACCAAGAGCCTGACCAATCACAGCATTTCGAGACTGTTCAGCAAAAGCTTCCAACTGAGCCGAGATAGTCGCAGTAGCACCGGTTCCATAATCAGGATCAGCCGCGAAACTGTCTCCAGAAGCTCCACCAAAACAGGTTCCGATATCAGGAGTCCACTTAACGTAGTCTGAAGTATTGTTGAAAGTCAGCCAATCGCCGGGCTGAATATTTCCGGTTGCAAGAGCGATAGTTGAACTTCCAGCAGCAGCATCCTCGTAGGTAAAGTAAGTAACAGTGTTGGCTACATTAAACCCAGTAGGAATAGCATTTCCATCAGTCTCAAAGAGGAATAGAACGCCATGATCATAATCGATATAGAAGTAATCGGATCCACTAACTAGGAGAGCGGCAATAGAATCAACCTCAGTCATTCCGGCGAGAGTTGATGCACTATCAGTAATTGGAGTATCATTGGTAATTTTAGCAACTGGCCATTTATTAAAAACCATTGCTACAACATCACTATCAGCAGCAACCAGATCTGTATAGAGAGGAGTTGCATGAATACCAGTAGAACTTTTCCACCCTCCAGTTCCAAAAACAATTGCAGTATCAGCGATGGCAAGACCACCACCCTGAGTTTCAACGGCTTCCTGAGCAGGAACTAAGGGAAGCCGAATAGCAGCATCATTATTTACTGCAACCCCATGCTGACCATTAAAGTTGTGTTGCTTATACTCACCAGGATTCAAACCATTACCTCCACACCAGGAGTAATAGTTATAGGGAGAATAACCAATTGGCCACGAGATAAAATCTCTTGCAGTTTCTGATGCAGATATAAGACCACGATTTCGAAGAGCAGTAGTAACCTGAGTTTGAGTATAGGTAGTAGCTCCAGTAAGAACTGCTCCAGTAGTTAAGTCTGTTACTTTGTTAGTAACATCAGTGGCAAGATAAGTTAGAATCGTATCACCACCTGCTGCTTCAAAGACATATTTGTAACCAGCAGGAACTACTCGGCCCTCTCGATCAAGAGCAACAACCTTTCCAGCAGGAACAGTAATCGCAAACTCGGTGTAACTCTCTGTTCGAACAACAGGGAGCCATGCCGCAGGTTTACCCTCAAAATTGATAGCTACAGTATTTTCTGTATGCCCAATTTCAGGAGTAATATACCCGAAATGGTCCCACTGTCGATGATTTGTATTATATAGGTTAGCCATTATTGACCTCTTCCTTGATCACTACTGAATTGTTGCACAATCTGTTGTAAAGAATCAAGAGAAATATTCTCTGGAATAACTTCAGATCGTTGATAATCCTTCAACCACTGTTTCGCAAAAGACTCGCCCGAACGAGAAATAGAATTTACGATATTCTTCGCTAACTCAATATTCACTCCTAGAGCAAAATTCTCCTCCGGAGGAATTTCAGGAGTCTTTGTTTCAGAATCTTCTGGAGTAATTTGAACATCTTGAATATTCTGAGAAACTCCACTCTGAAAAAGATTTAGAGAATCCTGAAGATCAAAGCTAGAACTTTTTGTTTGGAGATCCTCATAAGTTAGAGAAGATAAATCTTCTTCAGCATCTTGATGTACAAGAATTTTCTTCAATTCAATAAGTTCTTGGATAGCTTCACGAGATCGAACTAAGTCCCTCGTAATTTGATCTTGAAGAATAACATACTCAGAAGAAAGAGTTCTATACTCATCCCGAAGAACTTTAATAGTTTCATCAAGTGAATCATTCTTTTCTTCCAAAGTAGAGATACAAGAATTCTTTATCTCGCATTCCTTACAAGTATGATCTATCTTCAAATTACGTGAGATAAGAATTTTTTCAACATCAGAGAATAGAGCAAGAAGCTCCTCATCCTTTTTTTGGTCTAAAGTTTGTTCTACTTGAGTTTCAGTATTTTGGTCTTCTTCTTCAGAACCAGGACAACCAAGAGATTTTGCTTTGCGAGAAACACAAGCAAGAATCTTAGTATTGTCTCCAGGACCTTTATATCTTCCAATTAGTCTCTTGGCTGCAATTACATGAGCACAATCAGGAACTGGAAAACTTTTTTCCGGACCACAGAAGATTGAAGGAGCTAAGGATTTTCTCTTCTCTATTGGGAGTTTTGTATCTTCTTCAACTTCCGACTCCAGAGTTTCGTTAATTAGTTCAGCTAGTTCTCTAGTAAAATTCTCTTTGTCCTCAAAAAGAGTTTTTAGAGCCTCTTCGATTTTCTGATCCTGAGTTTTCTCATTTACTGGAGGAGCCTCTTCTTGAGAAGTTTCTTCAGAATGAGTTTCCTGAGTATTTTGATCTATTTGAGTAGGCATAAAGATTCTCCCGTCTGAATCTGTAAGTTCAAAGTTTACCCTACTTGGTAGGATTTGGTCAAGAGTTTCATTCTTCTGATAATAGAAAGTAGTCTTTCCTTGAGAATCACTAATTAGAGAGATAAGTTTTGGACCAGCTCTATTATCTGCCGGATGATTTACTGGAGAGACTTCCATTGGAATCAAACCATCTATAATAATGAATTGTCTCCGGCCAGATTCCTCGTCAATAAGTCCTCTCTCGTGTTGACAGAATCCATCTTTCTTCCAATCCTTCTTGCAGATTGAACAATAGGCATGAACTGGTCTTGAAGAAGTACTAACTCCCATATATCTTCCGTCAAGAAACTTCTCAACAGCTAAAGAGTCAGTAATTCTTGTTACTAACTCCAATTCTCCTAATCCGGTCCAGTTGGCATCAGCTAGAATCCCAGTCTCTTCTAAAACCTGTACAGCATCGAAGATCTGATCAAGAGACTGAGCATCTCGAAACAACTTAACACAAGATTCAATGTCTTGATTTTGAATAGGTGAAGGAGAATTATAAGGAATATAAGAAGCCT